ATAAGTATAGGGATGACTCCTGGACTAGAATGAACAAGTTTTCAGAAAAACTTGATATCATCGAAAAGAAATGTGATGAAAACGCTCATACCGTTGGAGTCATTAATAAGTTGTTCTGGATTGCCATTGCTGTCGGAGCCAGTGCTATAGCAGCCCAAATTTGGATGTAAAAAGGGAAATAAAATGAAAACACAAGATATTAAAAACATGGGCTTGGCATATAAACAGGTTCTAGACGAAGCTTTAAAAGGTGCCCAGCATAAACTGGACAAAGATAAAGATGGCGACATTGATGCAAAGGACTTTGCTCACATGCGTAAGAAAAAAACTAATGAAGATGATGAAGTTGAAATCAATCCTAAGATGAAAACTAAGAAAAAGGCAGATCCTGAAATGGCTTGTGAAGAAGCTGAGGAAATCGATGAAATTTCAAAAAAGATGGCAGGCCGTTATATTAATAAAGCCAATATTGATACTGCAGATGCAGCCGATCGAACAGCTAGAGGTCATGAAGATGGCCGATCACCTGATAAAGATATTAGAGCTAAGGGTAAAGCTAATGTTAAAAAAGGCATCAACACCTTTATAAAAAGAAATCAAGGTACTAAGACAGCGGTAGATAAGCTTACAGGTAAAGCAAAAGTCGCAGCTACAGAAGCCGTTGCTAAATGGCCAGTATATGCACGTATTATGGAAATGAGAGCGTCTCATAACAAAAGCGCAACCGAGCCTGAAGCTATGGATTCAAAAGCTTCAAAGGGCGAAAAAGATTTTAAAGCAATGCATAAAGTTGATATGGTGCCAGCAGATCTAGAAAAAAAGGGCCATGATGATGCTTCAGCCGCAGGGCGCGTAACAAAACCAGCAGCACCACGTAATGGTGATAATAAAGCCGGTGACAAATCAATCGTTAACCCAGTAGCAGGAGCAAAAGCATAATGATCCAGGCCCCCAAATGGTGCAAAGATGCTGTTCCCACTTTAAAAGGGTGGAAGCATCCGCGGCGCAATGAAATTCTTAAACCAATCAAACTAACTCAAGAGCAAATTGATGAGTGGCACGGAATTATAACTAAACCTGTAGTCACAGAACCACCAGCTCAAATGGGTTATATAGAACCTGAAGATGTTGTTGAAGTAAGTTTTACACGACCAGACGTAGATGCATTGGAATCAATGACTAAGAAAGAACTTGAAGAATTTGGTCGTGAAGAAGGCATCGAACTTGATAGACGTAAAAGTAAACTTGCTTTGCTTTCAGATTTAAAACAGTGGATTAAAAAATAAATAATATGAAAATTGAGTTGACTGAAGATAGTCTTCTTCTTTTTGCTGCAAAACATTATTATAACCCCAGGTTCATTGATGCAGAGTCATTTGAAGAAGATTTGAAACGATTTAAATATATTAAAAGATTATGCAATCGTTATACTGAAAACAGCAAACTATCTGAACGTCTATTACTCAATCATTTGATTGTAGTTTTTAATGTATTCGGAATATATGCTGCAAAACGTATTTTACAATTGAAACTAGATGAGCACCATTGGCCAATCATTAAACCGTTTTTATTATATCTAAATTATATTAAAAATAATGAATATATGGACATCCCAATGGATCAAGTTGTGATAGAAACTTTAAGGAAAATCTAATGGGAATAATTAAAAGAGCTGGCGATTTAGTCTATACCTTTAGATTTTTAAGATTGCTTACAACTAAATTTGAAGATACTGAAGCATTTAAATTAGGTATTATTGACAAAGATGGTAAGAGACTTAAAAGCTATGATTTAAATAACATGGATAACAGATCTAACTATAAAGAATACTATACTCCATTCCATAGACTTGTATTTAATATTAAAAAACTATTAGCAAAAGCACCAGGTGGCGATACACGTCTTGCATCTTATGCAGCTGCACTATATTTGTTAAAAGAAAATTTTGGTGTTAATGAAGGTGATATTAAAAAAGGTCTACAAAAATTAAATATAGATATTACTGATATACTTGGTGAAGGTTCTACTTGGTTCCTACTAGAAGATCAAAGGTTATCGCCTGGATATTATAGGATTAAACATGATAAAGTATTGTCTGAAAGTTTAGATGAGGTTGCCCGGAAAAAAGACTCAATTATTGTAAAAGAAAATGCTTATCCGGTTGGATCTATTTTTGGCCTAAATATATACGAAGCTGTTCATAAAAATACAAAAAAGAAAATTCATATTACGATAGATGAGTTACTAGCATGACAAAAAAAGTAGCAAAAGAAGAAGCACCAGCAACTTCTATAGGAAATGCTTCGGTTGCTATGCCACCAAGTATGAAACCAAAAGTAGTAGTTGATCGTCGGCATAAAAAAGGTAAAACTGTAATGCTAAAACGATTTAGAAGGTATACAGAAGATTATAATGACGCGTCAGAATCACTAAACGAAAGTGCGCTTAAAGCTTTACGTGTGGCAACTAAAGCCCACAAAGGTCAATTTAGAAAAAGCGGTGGCGAGTATATTGACCATCCTAAAGAAGTTGCTCGGTTCGTACAAAAGTTTAAAAAATCAAACAATCTTTCGGCGTTAATACAGGCAGCCTATTTACACGATACTATTGAGGATACTGATACAACATATGCTGATTTGGTTAAACAGTTTGGTGCTCTTGTAGCTGATATGGTTCAGGAATTAACAACTGATAAAGCTGCGTCTGATGCTATCGGTAAAGGCGAATATATTGCTGGTAAGATGGCTAAAATGTCAAGTTGGTCATTAGTAGTTAAACTTGCGGATAGATTAGCAAACGTACAGGACATTGATACACGCCCTGCTGATTTCCAAAAGAAATATGCTGCACAGACAAGATTGGCATTAAAACGCCTTAGATCAGATAGATATTTAAGCAAAACTCATAATAAAATTATGACAGCTATTGAGAAGAAAATTAAGGAATATTAAATAATGGCTAAAGTATATCTATTTTTATTTCTTGTTTCCCTTTTGTCGGGAGTGGGGTATGCTGGTTATAGCTATTATATGTGGTCACAAGAAACCATTGGCACTTTACGCGAAAATAATGTAAAATTAAAATCAGCAGCAGAAACGCTCCAGGCGACTGTAGAGAAAATGGCCGCTGATCAAAAGAAAAATGAGCAACTAAACAAAGATTTAACCAAAAGATTACAGCAATCTCAAGAGCATTTAGATAAGCTTAGAGGAGTGTTTGCAAAAATCGACTTGACTATGGAGGCATTAACAAATGCACAAGGACTTGAAGACAGAGTTAACAACGCCGTTAACAAACTTATTGGACGGATCCAGGATGAAACTACTCCTCCTTCTGATAAGCCCGATGCTACTGACAGCGTGTCTGGGGAGAACTCCGGAGGCTGAGGTAGTAGTTACTACTGAGTATCAAGAGCAGAATGTTCCTATTCAAGAACGACCTAAGGCAGTTGAATTTCCTCCTGTTGATTGGTTCGTTATTACAGAAGAGAATTTAGAAGAAAAGCTTGCAGAGATTGATACCAAGACGGGTAATGTAGTACTATTTACAATCACTCCAAAGGGGTATGAGAACCTAGCCATTGGTATTGCTGACCTTCGTCGTTATGTCAAAGATCAACAGGCAATAATTGCTTATTATGAAGAAGCTCTAACTCCAGATCTACCTACTCCATCCACTCCAGAAAATCAGTAGATTTATTATAACACATATTTTTGAGATGTAAACATGCTTAATGAGCTAAGTGACTATTTTTTTCTTAATAAAATTTATGATAATGTACGAATTGATAATGAAGGTTCATTAGAACAAGATAATAAATTTACATTTGATCAGCAAATCCACAGGCCTATAAATTATAAATCTTCAAATTTAGCATATGTTCCATTTGTTTTTGATTGGGTAAAAAATATAAACTCTATTACAAATGCGAAAAGTTGCCAACTATCAGTTTATTATCCACCTGATAGCTTTTTTGGTTGGCATACAAATGACGATTGCGAAAAATGTTATAATATGATTGCGACATATAGCACATCAGACAAAAGTTATTTTGAAACACGAAAAAGAAAAATTTATGATACCGTTGGTTGGTCTATTAAAACTAATTATTTTAATAGTAATTCAGATTGGCATAGGGTTATATCAAAAGGACATAGATTGACTTTTGCATGGCAATATGATACCCAAGAAAAAATGAACTTAGCCATTAATAAATTGAAAATCAGTGGTGTTCAAAACTGGAATTCTGATATATAATACTACCAAAATTAAAGACTATGAACACGCGCGGTATTCTCTGCGCGGGTAATTCTTATTTCCATTTAAAGAGGTAATCTCATGCTAAAACTCGTTCCTAATTCTCAGGACGTAAATACACGTCAGCTAATGTCGCAAACAAAATTTTATGAAGGCTATAGTAGATGGGGTGAAGAACAAAACAGATATGAAACATGGGAAGAATCAGTAACTCGTGTAATGAACATGCACAGAGAAACTTACAAAGATAAAATGTCGCCTGAATTATCTTTAATTATTGATGAAGCAGAATCATCATATAAACTACAATACGCTCTAGGAGCTCAACGTGCTTTGCAGTTTGGTGGCGAGCAATTAAAGAAGCATGAGATGAGAATGTACAACTGCACTTCATCATACGCAGACCGAGCTGCATTCTTTGGCGAGCTATTTTATATCCTTCTTTGCGGGGCTGGAGCCGGCTTCTCAGTGCAACAACATCATGCTGATAAGTTGCCTGATGTCGCGGAAAGAAAGAAACAGGCGAAAGGCTACGTGATTGCTGACTCAATTGAAGGTTGGGCAGATTCATTATCAGTTCTTATGTCTTCTTATTTTGTTGGTGGTGGAACCCACCCAGAGTTTGAAGGTCGTAAAGTTTATTT